AACTATGTCACCTAGCATCATGTTCATCATGAACTGGTCAGGAAAAGGAGCCTTCTCTTCAGGCTTATTCTTTTCAAACCACAGTTGGCACTTAGGGCGTCCAATGTTAGACATCCTAAGTTTAAACTTACTTCGTGGCTCACCATTGAATTGCTTATCTAAACCATCCTTAACATCAGAGGCAACAGTGTTAACCACTGCCTCTGACATTTTGGACTTGCCTAGAGTAGCATCACGCATAAGCATTTTGATGGGTAGCTCAGCAGGATGATTCATGTCCATACTAAAACGGTATGTCTTCTACTTGAACAATAGCGTCAAGTATCTTAGAGTCAATAGCGACATCCGGCTTGTTGAGCTTCTTCCATTCACTCAACACGTAGTCGTTAGCGTAGTCAACATAGTCAACAAAAGAACTTAGTGTCTCCTGATCACCTTCCTTCATGTCAAACTTATTGCCTAACGATGCTACGATTGTTGCATACTGATTACCTGTAGGCATGGACTCTTTCTTAGAAGTCACCTTAATAGTATGCTCAATGGGCAGCAGCTTTTTAGATGAGATAGATTTCATAGCTGCCTCTAACGACTTCTTACTGTCGTTGTTCTTGATGTCCATAACAAAGTCAGTCTCTACGTCATAGCCTTTGACTTCATTACCTTGAGCATCTACTGCCTTGCCTAGCATGACTTTACCAAAGAGAACTTTAGTATTCTTTATGCTACGCATCAGAGCCTTAGTGTCCTCATCTACGGAGTTCCAATCTTTAATGTACTTACTAGGACGCCCAAGATTGAAAGTACCACGGGTATCTTTTAGATCCCCTTTCAGAGCAGAGGCCATGACAGTCTTGTTCATTGTCCCTGCTTCACTGTCCCACTGTGTCCACTGCTGGCGCTGGGCAAACAGACGGATGGTGGCGGTACGACTATAAACTTCTGTACCGTTAGAGTCTTTGAGTTTAAATGCACCCAGAGGAACTACTACTTTCTCTACAGTCTCCCCGTCTGCATCTACCTCTTCCACCATAATAGGTGACTGCTGCTGAGACAGTCTAGGAATACTAGGGCCAGACATTGCTGTCTCCGTAGAAGAAAACCCCATAGCTTCTGCTAGATCTGTGCCAGCAAAATTAGTACTTAATTCGTTGCTCATTCTATATCCTTTCGAGCGAATCATGAACCGTAGTTGTACCACTAAACGTCTTTAGTGTCAAGCCAATTCGGTCCTACCTTGGCTTCTAATAACAGGGGAACGTTCATTTCTACCCCATAATATCTGTAGATAATTTCATCAAGATTTTTATTAATATCGTCAATGACATTTAGTACCTCCTTTTCTTCGTTGGGGTGAATGTCAATCACCGCTGAGTCGTGTACACTATTAACTAAACACGACTGTAAATCCTTGAGCCGTATGTCTATCTCAAGTAAGACAACTGGCACTACATCACCCGTAGCAAAGCCCTGCACATTATAGTTCTTTATACGGGTAAAGTTTGTAGGCGTACCATTAGCTCTTCGCTGTGTGTTAGGGAAAGCATACTGCCTACCTGACACATTAGTTATCTTCTGAAAACGTATGGCCTCATCCCCTAGCTTCTTATGCCAAGCCTTTATACCCTCATACTTTTCTAAGAAGTGGTGATAATAAGATGCCTCTGCCTTAGTCCTGCCATGTCCTGTAGCGCCAAACAAAGGAGCAAATGTGTGAGCCTTTGCTTCTTGGCGAGTGGTAGGCTGACCTGCGTCTGATATAACTTGAGAGGTGTAGGCATGAACGTCAAACCCTGTATTGATCTCCTGCATAGCTACAGGGTCTTGTGACAAGAATGCAGCTGCACGAAATTCAAGCTGGGCAAAGTCAGCCTCACATATTTTTCCACCCTTCCAACGAGAAGTGAAAACCCTTTTAACAGGGAACGTACCACCACGTGGCATATTCTGCATATTAGGTTCACGCCCAGAGAAACGTCCAGTAGACGTAATGTGTTGCGTTAATGACACATGAAGTATATCATTTGATTTAGTGTAAGTATCAATGCCATCAACAAAGCTTGACAAATAACTAGACACTGCATTAAGCCGCTTCAAGTCTTCAAGAAACTTTACAGCAGTGTCCATCTTGTTATCTACTGCTGTAGCCCTCAGTGCATCTAGTATATCTTTTCCTGTAGAGAACCCACTAGCACTAATCCAAGAAGCATTAGGAGGAAAGAATCCAAAGCCAGCCATGCGAGACTGATTGTTAAGTTGATAGCCTCTGGCATCACAGTCCTTACATTTGTTTGGTCTTGCATACTTACTGCCATCTTTCTTTACTTTATATGTTTCTGCATTACCGTCACAAGTAGGACAGGTAAACGCCTCAGTCCTGTACAGTAAATCACTGTTAGCATTAATGATCTCTTTTAAGACAGACAAAGTTTTACAGTCATCAAACAAGTTAGGCCATGTATCCTTAGAGTGAGGCTTACGACTAAAGATAACCTGAGACATTTGCTCTGGGCTATTCAAGTTAACAGGGGTGTCACCCATAACTTCACGCACCTGCATCTGTAGTCGAGACTGAATGATACCACGCTCTTCTTCAAACTCCTTACGCACTGCATCTAACGCAACACGATCTACCTTCATGCCTGACTGCTTCATACGTGTAAGCAACTTGCATACCTCAAAGGTAATATCTCTAACCTTAATAAGACTAGCAGAGTCAGGCATAGAGTAGTCAGCCTCTTGTGCGTTAAATAGCGCAACAGTTGTGTTGCAGTCGGCTTCAAGATAAAACGTCAACTCTGACAAGGGTATCTCATCTGTGTTGTAACCTTCCTTAAAGTACTTCTTTAAAGTATCATCCTTTTGAAACTCTAGGTTCCTACGGATAGCGGTATTACCTAAAGACATAGAGATCTTCTTGGCTACTCCATTAGGTGTAATCTCTAGGTTGTTACCCCTAAGAAGAATACTCTCAGCCAGCATGGTATCCCAGATAGGGCCATCATACTTAAAGCCACACTCCCAGAGCCAAGCTAGGTCATGCTGTGCGTTGTGCATAATAAGTAGAGTAGTGTTATCAAGTACACGTTGAATGCGTTTAGATTCAATGCCTGTCTGATCTACATACTCTTTGTGCTGTAAGTCAAACGTCAGAGGATTTGTACCGTCATCTACATCACGTACACCTACATTAACTAAATGATTGTCTGGCTCCCAAGGGTCAAGAAATAGCTTGCCCCCTCTCTTCTGTGTGGTGTTTTCTACGTCTAATACAAACCGCATTTAGTTCCTTTCTAGGCTAGGTACTGTGACCTGCTGCCATCTAATTCACAATGAACAACACCATGCCATCCACCTTTAAGTTTATTCTTAGCTACATTTATAAAACGTTGCTTGTCTTCTTCTTTACCTTCAGTGACTTGGTTCTTAGCTATCAGTAGCATTAGGTCTGCCTCTGCAGCCTTGCCTGTCTTACTACCTTCAAGCATGGACTGATCTAAGTATACTTTGTCTTGAGCATCAGCAGACAGTTGACTCATCCATATAATAGCGCACTGATACTTCTTTGCAATGTTACGTGCGTGTATAGCTGCAGCCTTTAGGTATACGTCTGATGCCTCACTACTCTTTGGGGCAAACTTGTCACCCATATCTAGTATAACTATGTCTGGAGTATTATTTTTAATTACACTCTCAACCCACTCTAAGTCCTTGCCCATACTATCAAACATACTAATCTTATCCCGCACCTTCTTGTAACGATCTGCAGCCAGTACATAGTTAGACTTAATCTCATCTGTGTCCATACTGGCAGCAGCACATAGATAGCGCTCAGCTACACGTACATACTCTTCCTCATTACACAGAATCATACACTTAGCTCCTTGCTCAGCAAAACCCTTGGGTGCTGCAATAGCTGATGCATGAAAGCTTGTCTTACCTACGTTTGGTCTAGCCCCTATAATAATAAAGTGACCACTGCTAATACCTTCAATGCGTCCCGCTAGACTAGGTATGTTCCACTTCCACTGTGACTGTGTATTACCTGCCTCAAGAATTGTATCAATGTCAATGTCAGCCCACTCAACAGCAGTGTTAGGCATAAAGTTATCTTCATGGGCATCTACTAATTGTCGTAGAGGTTCAAGAGAGTTTAGCTTGCCATTAACGTAGTCAAACACTAGATTGGCTGTCTTCTCTCCAAGGTTCTGCCTAAACATACGAGACAAAACATCAGAGGCTACATCATTAGACATAGGCTCCTCTCTGTGTAGCTTAGAGAATAGCCCCTCATACAGACCCTTGTTAGCTGTAGTCATAGTGTTGTACTCAGAGAAGAACAATGCCTCTAGCTCTGCAGTAGTTATAGTGCGTTCATACTGCTCCATTGCGTTATCTAAAACACGCTTTATTTTTCTTATGTCTTTAGTAAACAATTCAGCAGGGCATCTCTTACCCTTGTGATCCTCATAGAACTCCTGATCGTGTAGGGTTCTAATTAGTGATAATTCCATCATTTATTTAACCTCAATGCAAGCCATGACACTGGAAACCATTCATTCATGCTGTTACATATTTGATTAGCTACCAACCTAGTCTCTAGCTGTGTGTCACCTGCACACCTAAGGTTACACATATTAGCGAAGGCATCAAGGCTACCTGACCAATACCATTCTGTCATAGTAGACTGAGGTAATACCATACGGGCTTGCTCTGGGCATACTCCCTGTTTAATCATACCAGTGTACAGCAACAATGTATCTCTAGCCTCTTGGCTAACAAGGGAATCCCAAATTTCACTTCCATCAATCAAGGCTCCATGACTTCCCTGTTTTTTATCATCACTTCTTTTACGCCATTCACTAGGCTCATAGAACTCAGGCTCACTGTCTACATAGCGGCGGCTGATCTCATTCCAGCGTAGGAACTTATGCTTGACCAACTGTCTAGCTACAAACACTGGTGCTTTAACGTGAAATGATGCAAAGCAATGTCCAAAGGGGCTGTAGTGACCATGTTCAGCTAAGTAGTGTACCAGCTTGCGATCTTTGTCCTTCAAGACATACTGTTCTGTTTCACTGTTGTAATCATCCCATGTAGATTCTTTAGCAAAGCTAACCCTAGCGGCATTAACCACTGTCAAGTCATTACCCATATGATTTACATATGTTACTTCAATCATGTTATGCTTCTTCTTTTGATTATTTACTTTTGATCTCTCATTAGACCTCTGTCGTTCTTCTTCAGTAAAAGATGAAACCATTATAAATACTCCTTAAGTTTCTCTATGTCTGACTCTACACGATACTTTATGTCATCGTCAAGTCTTAATGCAATAGTTGTCAGCCCTGTCCAAGCCTCTATCTCTTGTCTGTACTTCAAGGTCTTGTGTGCAGCATCAGGGTCTAACGCTACAATGATGCGCTGATATTCGCCTAAGTGTGACATATGTGCATCACTTAGAGATGTACCAAGTATAGCCATGCCAGTAAACCCTAGCTTAGCTACAGTGATGGCACTGATGACATCCTCT